CGCCTCTCTCCAAAAATGGAGGGTGTGTAGGTGCAGTAAAAGAGCTTTTATATCTACAAATATTAGAAACTCTTACCTCATCCATATAACCGCTAAAAGTTTCTCCTATTATCAAGCTATCACTAAAATCATGACTTTCTACTGCGTATTCTGCATTAGCTATTTCTGTACCATTATAGTGAAGGTATAGTCTTTCATTTTCTAAGTCTCTACTAACAGCAATGTGCGCCCATTTACGCTTTTGAAATTGCTGACTTTCAATATCTGTATTAGCGCCTAATATTTCAGTGCTAGTCCCTTCTATAACAGCCTGAAAAGATAAACCATATTGATTAGCTGTTTTAAAATCTAAATAATTAGAAGCATCCTGTTTTATAGAAAATACAGAAGCGTTAGATAGTATTGAACTGTCAACACGAATAAAAGCTTCTATAGTAAAGTCACTTTGTTCTAAATATAATTCCTGGCTGATCTCATTTGAATAAATATAGTCATTTGTGCCAAGAGATAAGCTAGATTTGCCAAATTTTTTAACCTTAGTAGTATTCTTAGCATTGTTATGGAATAACATAGGGGTGGAAGAAGAGGCAGATTTTATAGGAGTACCATAAGTATTTGGGTCTGCTAAAATCTTATAATCGCTACCATCAAATTCGGATATTTGATATACCGCAGTTAATGGTAGTCTATTGACAAAAACAGAAGTAACGCCTCCATCAAATATTTCAACGTAGTTATTAGCTAGTACTTCTTGCCCTATATAATGCTCTATTACACTAGTAGAATAACTAATTATATTAGATATTCTAGCGTCATAAGTATTGCTGCTTATTGATAGATAGTCTTTTACTTGTGGTAATGTAATATAAGTATGCTTACCTAAATTTTCTTCAAATGCTTCTGTCATCTATACTCCAATCAAATAAGGGGAGACGTTTTACCGCCTCCCCCTTTTAGTTATAAATTTTATAACTTAACTTATGGTGCAGCACCTGCTACAATTGTTGAAGCATAAGCATACTTGCTTGCATCAAGAGCAGCACTAGAGTTAGTTGTTAGAGCTTTGAAATCAAAACGTGTACTCATGTACATAGCAGTTACCTGCTGACGTGGTTCGTACTCGCTCTCAATTTCAATACCACGACGTTCCGCAATCATAAAGCCTGGCTTATAAAGTAGAACACCTAGATGGTTACCAGCAGTACCTACGCCGTCTAGGAACTCAGAGATAGCGATAGGAATACCGTAGACCGCACCTACAGAACCTGTTAGGTATGTAGCATTAGGTCCGAACTTGTCTACTGTACGGAAATCAGAAGTAGTAACTAGATTATTATATCCTTCAATAGAAGTGATATATACAAGGTCGTTACCAAGCTGTAAACCATACTTACCCATTTGAGTACGTGCAGCTGCGATATCGCTTGGATCAACTTTGTCTGTGTTGCTTCCTGTAGCTACTGTTAGAGAAGCGTCACCTGTTAGGTTTGTAATACCTTCAATAACAGATGCATAGCCTGTACCAGCTGTGATAGAGTTAGTTGGTGAAGCTGTAAAGCCTGTTAGAGCACCTGTACCGCGTAGGATAGACTTATCTATAGCGCGTGCTAGACGACGAGTAGCTGCCTGACGTAGGAAGTCTAGTAGAGGAAGAACTGTATCTTCTTCTTCATCTTTTGCTAGGTGAGTTGTTGCCATAAACTTGTGTGGTGTGAACTCAACTGAAGAGATGGAGTTTTGGTTAGAAGTTGGCACGTTAGTTGTATCACCAATACCTGTAGCATAAGTACCAGAACGGAACATTGCTACATCACCATCAGTATCTTCGTCTGCAACTGGTACACGGAAAGTTTTTGCGTCTACAGGTAGACGGTTAAACATAGGAGCAATTACTAGTTGCTGCTCCATCTCTGTGTAAATGTTTGAAGAGAAGTTAGATAGGAATTGATCTACGCTTGTAACAGCCTTCATACGTGAACCATATCTAGTATCAAATACATCACGCTTGTTTAGCATCTTAGCTAGAAGAACAGCATTTGCCATTTCTTTTTCTGAGAATTGAGCAGTTGAGCGTGCATTCTCATTATAAAGCATCTTACTATTTTGTAGTGCTTTAATTTCGTCTTTATACTTAGCAACCTGAGACTGAAGCTCTTTTACAGCTTCTTCCTCTGCTATAGCATTATATTCGCCATATTTATCTTTAGCGTCTGCTGCTTTAACGATAGCTTCACCAGTTTTTTCAACTAGATTCGCAACATTAGGCTCAGATACAGTAGCAGTTGCTACTTCTTTTTTTGCTTCGACTGTGCCTTCTGACTTTGCAGAGGTTAGGTCGATTGATTCTACGACTTGTTCAGCCATTTGATCGTTCTCCTTTGTTGAATCTTCGTGAAGCTGTTCATCCATATTCTTGTTAGAAACTTCGTCTTCACTTACATTTTCTTGTTCAGTTTTATTTTTTGAAAGTTCATCTAAACTTACATTAATAGTATTATCACAGGAATTTCCTGCCAAGTCAAACTCTAAAAATTTAAATAAGGGGTTTTGGGCACTAGGAACTTCTAACACTTTATAGTTACCACCTTGGTACTCAACCATATCTCCTATGTTAATAGACGATATATCTTCAGAAAGTAGATTTATAAACGGAATAGAAGCGTTGGGATCTTCTATCTCTACTTCGCTATCTTTTTCTTCAGCTTCCTCCTCTAACGAGGCTTCTGCTGTTAATTCTTTTTCTACAGTAGTATCTTCAGATTTTTCCGCAACCTGCTCAGAAATCTCTTTAGTAACTTCTACTTGCTCTTCTTCAGTAGTAATAGTACTCTCCTTTTCTTCAACTTTTACCTCTTTAGAACTAGCTTCTAATTCAGACGGAGATAAAGGTCTTTCGTTTACAGAATCGGAGCTTTCTACATTTAGTGAAGGTGTATGATTTACTGTTATATTATGTGTATGACCATCAACCTCCATTATAACTCCGTTTACTATCTTGTGTGAATGATTTGACATGTGAGAAGCATAAGTAGTAACTCCGTTGCCGTTTTCATCCATTTCTGTGGTATGATAATGACCTTCTACAACATCAGTAAGACCTGCTGTTATTCCTGCCATCATCTTAACTTCTTCTTGTGACGCTTCTGGAAATTCTTTTATAAATGACTTATAATCTTCCGCGCTATCAAAACTTTTTCTTATACTAAATAGTGACTCTTGATTGCAAGGCACGCTTACAACAGAGACTTCTAAAAGTTCTACATCGGTAATCAGCATTGAATCGTCTTGATTATTATACTTACCGTCTTTAACTCTAAAACCAACACTAAAGCTCTTTAATGCGCCGTCTTTTATAAGGGTATGTATACCGTGATTACGTTCAGCCGCATCGCTAACAGTACCTTCTACATATATACCTTTTTTATCGACTACTAGCTTATCAAACTTGCCTATTGGACAGTCATGCTTGTGCTGGTATAGCATAATCGGATTTTTTCTAAAGTTTTCTACTCCTTTAGCCCACGCCTCGGCAGTAACTACATCACCAGAACGATCTTTGCTCGTAGTGTTAGCATAACCTGCTATACGTAGTCCTTTGCTTTTGGAGGAGACCGATTTAGCTTCAAATGTGCTATTTAAATAAAATGTTTTATTACTCATCTGTATTTTCCTCGTTGGTAGAATCTGATTCTACTGGTCTACCACCTAGGCTGGCATTTGTAGCACTGCCTGTAATATTTTGTGGTACTCTTATTTTATCATTTCCATCTATTTTGGCAAATCTTAATCCTTCACGAGCTTCATTTGGTGTTATAATTCCCGTATTTACTAGGGTAGAATAATATGTAGCTTGTGTTTTATGGTCCGGCTGTAATGCCGGCACCGCTACTCTATCTGGTCTACTCTGTACGTCATTATTGAAATAATGAGAAAATGCACTACAAAACTTATTTAGTATAGGTAGTACTGTGTGTAAATAAAATAGTTTTTGATTTGCGTCAATATTAGCATTATTGCCTGATTTTAACAATACATAGGGTACGCCTATTGCTTTTGTCATATCTTGCTGAATACGCTCTATAGAATCTTCAAAATCTAGCTGATCAAAATTTACATTTGAGAAGCTATCTATTTTTAGTCCGCCATCTAATATTGCAGGATTTCTTGCACCGTCAAATAGTGTTGTATAGGTAGATCTCCAAGCCTCAAGTAATCTATCTTTTACTCGCTTAGAAAGAATATTATCTGTAGTAAGTACAAAACCTGGAACAGCGTTATTTTTAAAGAATTGTCTTTGAAAGTTTATCATATAATAGTAAACTTCTAACAGTCTCAGAATAGATTTTAACTTCGATGTGCCTCTAAATATAGAATTTTCATTCTCAGCCATAACATGAATTATCTCATGCGGTTCAAATCTTATAGCTTCTGATTTACGTGTTTGCTTTGCAAAACCATAGTAATCAGCACTACTTTGGTTTGATACTAAGTAGTTATAATGTGAAACAAAAAGTTTCTCATCTGGTACTACTTCTACATCATTTGCAGGAAGTAAGTATACATAAGAGCCATCATAGTAGAAAAAAGCATTACCATCAAGATGATAATCTAAAAAAGCACGACTAAAAAATCGCGCTCTATCCTCAAAAGGATTAGGTCTTATATTTAATAACTTATTTACTTTTTTTGCTGGGCTATTACCTTCTACTATTAGAGGTATTTCAACGCAAGCATTAATTACCATCTCTACAGCTCGATGAATTACCTCAATCTCTCGATAAGCCTGCTCATAGTCTACAATAGTTTCAGGAGAAGCATAAGGCTCAAGCGAAGCTATAGAAGGCTGCGCAGGGTTTAATTTTTCTGCTACCCACTGTCTCCAGGCTGGAACTTCACTCATTATGTTTTTCCTTTTGTATCTCTAGCCAATTACGTATTTTAGGTGCTAAGACATTAGCATAACGCTGGCCGTATATATTATGTAGTCTTTTATGGTGTGCACTACATAGAGTAATTAAATTATTAGTAGATAGTTTTTCTTCACAATCTTTTGCAAAGCGTACTCTATAATCTAATATCTCTTCTTCACAGGTAATCTGTTTTATACCGTTTTTATCACACCAAGTATTAAATAGCTCACTAACACTGTATAGATGGTGTAGTTCTAACTTCTCTACGGAACCGCAAATATAACAGCAATCTCTAAGACTATAATCTTTTTTAATATAATCGCGTATATAGCGTACCGGAAATCTTTTAAGCGGTGTCATATATAATCCTACTAGTTTGTATAAATATTACTTCAAATTGAGAGGAATGTCCAATTAATATTTATTAATTATAGATAGATACACTACTCATTCTATCGTGGGTATATATTGCATATCTTACTGCGTCACAAGGGTGAGAAGCCCAGTCATGCAAAGGTTTTGGTTGCTCTGTTTTGGTATTCCATTTATACGAGTTCATAGCATAAAAAGTGTGTCTGGAACCTTCTATATCAAAGTATAAACCATCTTTTTCTATAAGATTTTGTATAAATGTTATACCATCTTTTACTGATTTTATAGCGTTAGTAGTATTTATATCATAGTCATAAGCAAAATCAGCTTTTGTTTGTTGTGCTGCACTATCTATGTAAATACTATCTATACCCCACTCTTCTATCTTTTCTCTAATAACTATAGCAAGTTCTGAAGTTGTACTTTCTTTAGATACATACTCATCTAAAATATAATAACGTTTTCCATCAGTAGCAACAACTACTAGTACGTT